TGAACCTGCGATGCCTTGACCTGTAAAATATTCACCTTCAGTAAAATCTTTCATAGATTGAGTGGCTGTTTGAGTTATTTTTGTATTTTCATAGCCTTGACCTAAACTGTAAATTTCTGAAGAAAAATCTGAAACACCACGGTAAACAGTAATATATTCCCCAGATTTCTCTAACTCATCTAAATCTTTTAATGTTTTAGTTGTTCTAGGTTTACCATCAAAACCTTGCAATTTAAGAATAAGGTCTAAAGCAACATCGCTTCCTTTTTGACCAGCATCAACTTGTGCTTGAAGACGGTTCTGTAAATCTAAATTTGTTTTAGGGTCAGCAAATATTTCATCAAGTTTTTTTGTGATGTCAACACCTGCCCCACCAATCTGTGAGTAATTACCCGTTGCCCAGTTACCGTGGGATTGTTGGTCATGAGTACCAGACTGATGCTTTTCAAACTCTTCAATGAAAACAGGATTGATTAAATCATGGTCAAGAATAGGGTCAACAATCTCATAAAAAATTTCTTCAGTCTGCAATTTCAACACCACTTTTTATGTAAGCATTTCTCAACTGATTACCCACTTCAACCCCTGCAATATTAGTCGTTATATCTATAAAATTTCTTGCAAACTCTGCACCATGGGACTCGTAACGATTAGTTTGTGTTATTGCTGTCCCGAAATGGGCTAACTCATGAAGAATTGTTGCCTCATTCTTTGTAAAAATTCTATCAACTGCAAGATTATTCATATACTGCCATCCACCCGAAACAGTAAATTTACGACCAACTTCCCACTTACCTTGAGTAGTATTAGAATTCATTGATTTAACAACTGGTTTACCAATAGGTGAAGAACCAAAATTTTCTTTCCAATAATCTGTTTCTAAAACAGCATCAACATATCTTTGCACACCTTTAGGTGTACCGTCTAAATGTTTTTTACCTAATTTCGATTGAATTTGTGCTGCTTCATTTCTAGCCCAAGAATCCCATGCTTTTGAATACTCTTTATATGCTTTTTTATATTCTTGCTCTGTTCCAAAATCTTCTCTTTTTTTATCAAATTTTGGTGCTGGTAAACTTGTTCTTCCATCTTGTAATATTGTTCTTTCAGCATCATAAATTTTTTTCTGTTGACCATCAGTTTTTTTGTGAAGAGCCATAATTTCTTCAGTGCCTAATCTATTTCCACCTTTAGCCCAACTGCCATGGGAAGACTGGTCATGTGTTTCATGTTTTTCAATTTTTGGTCTTAAACCTGGTTGGAAACGAATTCTTATAGTCATTAGAACTCGCTCACAAACTCATCAATTAAAGGTGCAGGTTCAATTGTTCCCCTATCGGGTGGAATAAGAACAGAAACACAACGACAATTCGGATGCGCAGGTGGAACAATAAACCCACCACTGAAAGATTGATTCCATTGAACAACTTCACCAGATAATTCTTGACAAATCTCGCAAGGGTCAAGAGGAGAAGTTAACCACATCTTTGTTGTTGCACCATCAATCAAACCTTGCTCAGATGCTTGAGTCCAACCCAAATATCTTCCTTGATTCTGTGCTGTTTGTATTTCGGTTCTTGCAATCATTGAAGCACGCGCTGAAACAAGACGGTCATGATAATTAGTTGTCAAATCATCTGCTTTATCTAAAGCCTTAGAAGGTGTTAAACCTTGGTCAAGTAAATCATTGTAGGCTCTCAAATTAAAATCGTAAACAGCGTTAGCCCAACGTGGATGCAAACCAACAACGTTCTTCAAAATTTTTGCTGTCTGTCTAACTGTCACCTGGTCAGTGAAAGAACGACCAATGATTTGACGTATCGCAATCTGTGTTGATTGGTCAACTGCTGTAACAAGATTTGCAGCCCTAGTTGTTGCAAACAACATAGCCCTTGGGTCTGTGTAATTGAAAGTGTAATCTGTTGCAACTGGTCTTAAAAGATTAGGTAAACCTGTGGCTTGAATACCACGCAAAGCCTCTTCATTCAAAACTGTTACTGGTTTAGGTCTTAACTTATTTTGACCACGCAAAACACGGCGAATGTTTTCAACTGTGTCATCAATACGTTCACGAACTGCTGAAGATAACTGTTTAACAATTGCAGCATCTGAAGGTTTAATTGAAAGGGATTTAACAATTTCGTTAACTTTATCTGCATCAAGATTTCGTAAAGCCAAAGCCAACTCACGTTCGTCAACAGAATTCCAAGCAGATTTCACAGCACGATTTATTACACGGGCTAAAGCAATTTCTTGTGCAGTTACCTGAGCATCAGTTCTTGGAACTTTTGCCACGGTTATTCAACTATCTCAGGAGAAGATTCTGTTCCACCAGCGTTATCAACGCTGAGTTCATCTATTAAGTTTTGTTCATCTTGTGTCAAACCAGGGGCTACACCCATTCCCATAGCATCGTTATGGTCAGCAGGTGGCAATCCACCAACATCACGCAAATAATCTTCAAGGTTAGGGTCAGAGATTATCATTCCAGAGTTAGCAAGTTTTGAAACATAATCAGCAATTTCAGCAATATCAATACGCGCAACATCGCCATAAACTAATTGTGGTTGACGTGCAGTATCCATGTTGTTAAGTTTCATCAAACGTGGGATTGCGTGCTGGTTAATAACTTCGCCGATAGATGATGCAATTGCATCAACTGCCATTGTCCACAAATCCATTTTTTGTGTACCAAGAGCAAAAGAACCAACTTGCTCATGACCAAGAAGAATGAAATCTGAAAGAACAGACATAGCAATACGGGAGTCATATCTTTGAATAATTTTGTCTGTATCGAACTGACGTGAACCACCTGTTGACAACAAAGAGATGTCAAACATTTTGTTACCTTTGTCATCGTACTGTAATGGGAAAACTAATCCTTCTTGTTCATTTCGTTTAACATTTTGTACGATTTGTTCAACTGCTTCGCGAACTTGTACTTGGTCTGCTGTTGCAGATGATGACAAATATTCTGGTGGAAGATAAGCAATAGGTAATCCTGCAAGGTCACGTTCAACACCGATTGCTTCAATTTCTTCAATTCTGTGTTTGTAATACCACGGACGGTATGCGTTACGAAGAAGTGAGCGTCCTTCAGGGTTGTTCTTTGAATTGTTCATTCTGAACAATAATGCTTTTTCAATTGGGATAGGTCTAATTTTGATTGATGCAGATGGGTCGGATTGAATCATGCCTTGTATGCCACCGTCTTCATCGAACATCCACTGCCATAAAGTTTCTTGTGCTCTGATTGGAAGTTTCCTCCAACCAATTTTTCCGTCATCGTATCTTGATTTACGTTGTGGGTCTTTTGAATCTCCACCACGGATTTTGTAAACAATTTCGTGATATGAATATCCGAATACAAGCATTGAAAGAATTGCTGAAAGTGTTACTTCCCATGATTCTGACATGTCATTGATGCATGAATCAATAAATTCTGCTACTTCAACATCTTGAGGGTCTGTGTCGCCGTCTGCTGATGTATCTTTGAATGGGTCAACTCGCCATTCGAGACGTGTGATTACTTTTTCAATTGCGTAAAGAATAGAACCGATAACTGGGTCATTGTCGCGCATTTCACGGTAAACGCGAGAGCCACGGCTACCACGAAGCGTGGGTAAGAATTCTTCAAAGACTGTTCCACCAGAATGGCGAAGTCCCGTTGAACCAAATTCCGATAGGTCTGGTTTAGCCAACTCTAAAACCTTTCGTTAATCGCGTGTTAAACCGATTACCAGTTTAAGTGCTTGGGTTTCGTCAAACCCTGCTCTTTGTAGCGATTCAAACAATTCGTGCATGGATACTGCTGCTATGTCAAGTGTAGCAAATTGAACAATATTGTTTGGTTCGTCCATTGAAAAAATTATACTGGGATTAAGTATAGATAAACCCCAGTTTATGTTTTCAGTTGTATTGCTCTATTGACTTTATTGCTTCTAAATTTTCTCTTATTTCTTTAGCATCTGGAACTGCACACTCTAAAACATGGTCAACAAAAAGTTTTCCATTACGTTCAACAACATCCATCGGATAACTGCACCAAAAACAAGGAACAACGTCTCCTGCTTGTAGATGCTTTGGTTCTCTTAATCCCATTTATTCTCCCTTTGTAGTGGCGATAAGAATTGGGGAAATAGTTCCTATCGCCATAACAACTATACCAAACTAGGGTTTAGTTAGAAAGCAGGTGTGTCCCAAGGGTCAACCTGTGTCGCACTCGAAGGTGCAGGTACTGAACTTCTAGCAATTCTGTTCGCTGTGGCAGAGAAGCGTTTCAAAGACAAAGCAATCTCCTGAACTTGGACCTCAATACGTCCATTAGGTTTGCCGTCTTTGTCTTCCCATGAACGGTAGGCAGCGTTACCGATAACAACAACCGGGTCTCCCTTTTTTAAGGAGAGGTTAATGTTTTCTGCTGTTTGCTCCCATGCTGTGCAAGTCCATCCAGTCGTATCAATATTTTCCCATTGACCAGCCTCATTCTTCCTGGACTTTGATGTTAATACTTTGAAACTGCATCTTGCTTTACCGTTACTTGTCATAGCGAACTCTGGGTCGCTTGCAAGATTTCCTACTATTGTTATTGCGTTACTCATCCGATTTCCTTTCGTTTTTTTGAGATAAAAATAAACTTACTAGAAGGCACTGACATTTTTGAAATACCACGCGCTTTCCTCAATGCGTGTCTTTCTCTTTCCGTGACACCACCCCAAATACCCTGAACATTATTAACTAAAGCGAACTCAAGACAATCCAAACGATGCTCGCAAGAACCACAAATCTTCTTTGCGTTACGAACATTGATTAAAGTAGAGACACCTTTAACTTCCATTGGAAAGAATAGTTCTGGGTCAACTTCTGCACATAAAGGGTTTTTGAAAATTGGTATTTCATTTGACACGCTCTATCCTGTCTCTAAGAATTTTTATTAGCGTAGCGTTTGTAAAGTTGTGCAATACGTTTGCCATCTTCCCAAACAGCACCTGCTGCAACACCATCAAAATAACTTGTTGAAGGTTTTACATAAGCAGAGCAGTCATCCCATAAAGAACAACCACGACAATAATCTAGTGCGAGTTGCGCCGTTTGTATAGTGACAGCATCAAAAAGTTTTGGGTCTGCATTCCGGCACGGGGCAAGCGAAAGGAATGTACGATTATCGTACTTCGGTTTAGGTTTTTTCGGTCTCGCCATTTGACCAATTTTAGTTTAACTGGGGTTGATTTGAACTGTCTAATCATTGGTGTTTCTCTTTTGTTCTTTCTAAACGTAACTTGTCGTAGTCGTATCTTTCATTCATTAAAGAATCATATTTGTTTTGACGTTCTTCATCAAAATTGTTGATAACTTGTTGATTGTCAGTCATCGTCTTCATCATCATCATCATCATCGTCATCATCCACACCTAAATATTCGTCCATCTCTTGCGCTACATGATTCACTGCATAATCCAACATTCCAGAATGTCTCCAAGGTGGTGTTGAATCATCATGCAAAGTAACTATCCAATATTCATCGTTTCCACCAAACCATTCGGAAACCAAAACCCAACCAGTGCATATTGCTGGTTGTTCAAAAGCAGCACGACCTAATTCGGCAATAGCATCTTCTAACGGTTTAGGTGAAGCCTTCTTTTGCTCATCGTCTGATTGACTCATATCGGCAACAATACTTCTTCAGATTGCAATTTAGAAGATTCTCGGAACGTGTGTTCAAACAATATTTTGACAGCAGCATTATCGACAATTGATTTTAATTCTTCTAATTGGTCTTCAGGTAAAACAGATAAATCTGTGTTGATAATTCTGAATAGGCGTTGAAGTTCGCGAAAGTTAACGCGATGATTCATATTTACGCCTCTCTAATACCAGTTATTCTTCGTGAAGTGTTGCCAAGCGTTGCATGGGCTTGAATAGCGCGATTCAATATAGCGTAATCCCCATCGGATTTGAGTCCGATAGTTAGTTTGCCAGTCTTTACCCTCACTAGCCATTTTAGACCCAGGAAGAGCCTGTGGGATGCCATAAGCCGAACTGTTTGGGTTATCGGCGTAGTGATTCCATCCACTCTCACGATGCCACAAATCATCTAAGCATTGAAACTGTCTTGCATCCCAACCAAATTCGGACATCTTTATTCTCGCGTAATTACGGCTACCTACTGACCCATCATTCACGGCGCGTAGAGGGCGATTTTCAGGGATTTCAAGGAACTCTAAAGGTTTGACCTCATAAGGTGCAAAAAAGTATTCAGAATGATGTTTGTCGTTTAGGGACGGCTTTACACCAAAGATGTTAGCCGAGACCAAAGCAACTGCACCATACGCTAAAAATAAAGCGAGTGGTTTTCTCAGATAGCCTCAGACCTCTGGTACGAATTAGCAAAGTCACGTTGCACCATGGCACGGTCTGCTAAATGACTACTTACTTTGTAGTCCTTCTCAGATTCTGCAATCTTTTGGATTGCTCCAGCACAAATGAACGGTGCTGATGCAGTAAGAATTGTGTGTGCCAATTCAACTGCTTCTTCTTCTGACAAGCGTGGTTTTTTTGATTTCAATGCTTCAGTTGCATATTTCAATGCACTGTTAGCATCGGTACTTGGTAATGACGAGAGTTTCATGTATCTCCTTACCTACCAGTTTTCACTGGGGTTGTATATAGTTTAGCACTCAACCCCAGATTATTAGGTGTATTATTTGCTTTTTAATTTAGGGCGTTTTGCAGGGTAGAAACTGGGTATCCTGCCTCGTTCAACCAATTGATTACCCTATCCTTATCTGCTTCTCTAACCAAAACATCAACTGATGTAGAGAATAAATTTGATGTTGGTTCAACCAGAATAAAGATAGTGAACGGTACTTCAAAGTCTGCTTTGATTAGTTGGTCAGCAAATTGATTGAAGTCTACTTTTCTGGTTGTTGTTTCATCTACCCAACCTGTTGTCCAACCAGATGCGATTGAAACTAAATCCAGATTCTTAGATGAATCATAATGACCACGCCAAGCATCGGTCTTAATCCATTTTCTTGGTGAACCATTATTTTTTACAATGTTGGTAAACCATTCACCTGGTTCATCACCGTCTTGATTGTAACCAGTGTGTGTGCCGTAACGAACCCATTCTGCTTCACCTGAACGAACTCGGTAGATGGTAGATGCGTTTTGTAAATCATCTTCGTAGCATCCAGTGCATAAATCTGCTTCTTCCAGGTTAGCCCAAACATAATCATCAGATTCTTCTTCGCAACTTGGGCAAACATATTGTTCGTGAATATCTAATACTCTTTGGCTTTGGTCTGACATTATTTTCTCCCTTTATTTGTTGTAATCTTGAGCGATTAACTCAAGTTCTTCGTGTATTCTGTTTTCTTCTTTTATCCTTAACACTATCTCGGTTCTTATTGTTTCTTTTATTTTTTCTATTACTGTGAACTCTTCTGGAGTGCTTAAAATGTTTTTGTATGTGTTAGCCATGATGCCTAAAGTTAATAAAGAATCGGTATCAAACATCAGTGCTTCGTCTTTTCTCATGCAGATTTCCTTTCTTTGGGTCTCCCCCGATGCGCTCGCCAGAACACTTCGGGGGGACGATTTAATTAGTCAATTCTTGATTGACCATAAGCATTGATTCCGTATTCGCGTAACACTTTTGCGAATGCTTGAACGAATGCTTCTTTGCGTGTTAATGATTGTCCGAACTCGTGACACCAAATGGTGTAGCCACCTTCGTAATTATCTTTGCTACCAATTTCTTTGTCCTTTAAGAATTGGACAAACTTGCCTCTTGCTGGTCGAATCTTTACCCAAGCAAAACCACAAACGCCACCTTCAACAAAATATGTTTGTTTGGTTTCGTCAATGATGTTGCTGAATGGTGAAGTTTCAGTTCCCACAACCATTGGGGTTACTTGAACTTCGTGACCTGCTTTTAATCCTGCTGCGTATGCTTCACGGTAAATCTCATCTACCGTTGCTTTCTTGATTACTAATGTTGTCATTCTTGGGTCTCCCTTCCCATCTATTTCTAGTGTACCAAACCGGGGTTTAGTGTCAAGTACCTAGCCCCATCTTTTTACTAATTTGTAAAGAATCAAGAAGAACCAACCAAGACTTAGCCAGGTCTCCAAGGGTGTTAAAACTATATTCATACCAAACTCCAATCTGAAGATTTAAGAACGAATCCTAAATCTGCACATTCGTAAACCCATTCTTGGTTACGACCTTTTTGAATCACAACTTCATCACCAACTGAAAGTGATGTGTGTGTTCTTTCCTGTGGCAAATTGTTTTTGATTGAATCCCAAACTACGCCACTTTGTTGATTTGTGATTGCGAAAACTTTTTCACAAATCTGGTAGTCGCTTAGATTCTCAAACTCAACTGGACATTTGAAAGTGAAACTAGCAACTGGCTTCTCTGGTCTGCCTTCAATGTTGCTAAAGGCTTTGTAAACTACTTTGATGGCTTTCTCGTACATATTGGGTCTCCCTTCCCGATAACTCTAGTATTACATAACTGGGGTTTAGTTGTCAAGCACCTTTTGCCCATTTAACAATGTTGTTAAAACAAACTGGACACAAGCCAATTTCTTTGCCACCCTCAAAACCTATCCCTGTGTTTGGAAACTCTTGACATCCTTCGACAGCGCATTCTTTTTCTTTTATCATTACTTGCCCCCTTTAGTATTTTTCGTTGAACACATTTCCATTAAACACATCATTATTGTTTTTTTGGCATTGGTAACAAAACCAAATCTCGCCCATCTTGGTTTGTAAACCAAACACAACACGATTGCTTTGACATTCATTCATGCAACAAACCACAACTTCTTGAACACTCTTTTCTTCCATCTGGGGTCTCCCTTCCCTCATACTTCAATTATACTATACCCCGGTTTAGTATCTGGGAGGGGGTAGGCGTGTCTAACACAATTCGGACAAGCATTCGATACGCTAGTGACAATGTGACAGAAGGGACACCATGACCAAGAACGCAACACTTGTAAGAAGAATAGCCCTAGTAGTCGGCTACCTGATAGTAATTTTAGCGATTACCTTTATCAACTAATTTATTCAACTCAGACAACGACAAATACTTTGTTTGATGAAACTCTGAATCCTCACCCAATGCCCACGCTGTGTCGTAATCAATCCAACCCAAAATCTCAACCTGTCTAAACTCCGGCTCAATTGCTCTAGCAGCAAAAAGAAATAAACCTTTACCAACTTGTTTCTGTCGAACTGCAACAGCGTTCTTAGTTCTCACACGTTTAACTTCAATGTTTGTTCCAACATCAGCACGATGCTTTTCTTTATCATGGTCAGCACCAGCCCACGCTGTGCCAGCCCAATATTTGTTTGTTGCTTTAGCAACTGCTAATTCACAAACAGCCCCAGCAACTTGTGCTGTTCTGTTATCTTCCATCCGTGTTGGGTCATAATGTTTAGCATCTTGTTTGTTCCAATTCGCTGTGAATCTGCGAACTCCAACAAGTGTTGCCCATTCGTATTCCCATGGGTCAAGCGTTATTATCATTCGTTGTCAAATTTTGATTTGAATATTTCGTAGCGTTTCATTTCCTGGTAATCGTTATCTTTATTATTTAGATAATTTGTGATGACTAATATGTAAGCGATAACAAATGCTGTACAAAGTAAAGCCCATAATATGATTGTGAACATTTCTCTCCCTTGTTCTTTCCAAGCAACAATACCAAACCCCAGTTTTAAGTCAAGCAACCACTCAAGAATAATCTTTCTTTCTCCAAAACAAATCCTTGTAAGCACCCCAATACCTGCTGTAAGTTACAGCCATATTCCTTTCATGATTTTCTCTATTAAAAGGCAAAACCTCTGACTTCCAAGATTCACGCTTAATAGGGACAATTTGAAACATAGGTGTTCCTGCTGGGATTAGCCCTTCAAAATTTTTCTTCAAATAAAAAGGCAAACTACCTCCGGTCAAAGTTCCTGGAGAATAGTCAATAATTCCTGACAATGTTGTAAATGGTAAATCTAAACGGTTAAAAGGATGAGTAATCAAAACACTATAATCTTTAGGAAAACTTATTCGCCATTGTGTTTTCCAAACAAACTCAATATCGTTATACATATCATTCACCGGAATGCTCGCTTTTTCCCTGGCATCTAAAATTTGAGGCAACATAGCGTATGAAAAATTGACTGAACCATCCATATTTCTTTCAATAAAAATATCTGTCCAGGTGTATTGAATGTACCCACTGATTAACGTATCTAAAAAAGGCATACACATTTTTAAGCCTTTATTAACAATCTGTCCGTTGTTAAATATTGGTTTTTTAACATTAAAGTTTTCTGATTTTTTATACCAATCAGGAATGTTCTTTTTTGCTGGTAATGGTGGTTCTGTTAACAAATCTACATCTTGACCATTTGGAGTAAATTTTATTTCTTTCATATCTCCCTAGTCCCTGCTTGTTGTATCCCATTTCTCATAAAACCTTACCCCATCCTCTTTCGTGGCTTCGAAGAACTCGCCCACAGTAGTCTCATTAGGATGAAGATGTCTGATATTACAAGAAACTGAAACAGTGCCACCATTCAATCTTGCTTGATTCCTTAAATCATTATCACCAAACCACCACTTAAATCTTTCATCAGGTCTAACCTGTGAAGACATCCTTAAAACCCACGCATAGCCACAAATATCACTTGAACAAGGCTCAGGGTATCCAATGTCTGCCCCACTCCATTCAATTCCCTTAACGATGGCTTGAAGGCTTCCTGGTTCTATCCACACATCATCATTTAATACGGCAACATATTTTGCCCCATGTTCTTGAGCAAAGTTTATTCCTTTGTTCCACCATCGGTGAATGTTAAAATCATCTAAATCCCAAATGTTGTGCACGTCAGGAATCTCTTCACCAGGTGCTGTGCGAACTAAAACAATTTGATTATGGGGAAGTAAAGAATTCAAAATAATTTCAGGCAAATATTGGTGACGATTCGCTGTTGGAATAACAATCCATAAATCATTCTTCAAGTTTTGGTCTCTTCCTGTACCAAAGTTCCGGGAACTTGTGCTCACGAATCCAATCAGGAAACGTTTCATCAAATTCTATTTCCTTGTAATACTCGTTTGCTAAATCATGACCATTGGTCCAACAATCAGCCAACGCTTCTTCAAGCCCAGGTCTATTGAACTCTTGATGTGCGAATCCTTTAACTTTGCGAACAAGATACTCATAGTTACCCATGGAGGTTAAATGCCAGCCCCCTGTGACAGCACCGAACTCTGCACGTCTCCAACGCTCGTAATTAACGTCCTTGTCTTTCAGATACCACCAAGGTGCAACGATGCCTGTTAATTCAAATTTGTGAAACCAATGCAAACTCATGTGATATTTCGGCATATTGAACGCTGTCGGATAATCAATGAATTTTATTAAATCGTAATCCCACCACTCATCAGTATCGGTAATGCAAACTAAATCTTCGTCTTTCAAATCCAACTGGTCTAAACCAATTTTTAATGCACGGCGTTGAGCGTAATCATTTTCCCAAGCATCTGGAGAATTGTTTGACTTAATTTTGATGTAAAGGATTTTGTCACGCCATTTAGCAAAGCGTTCTTCGTTTTGTTCAAATGTGTATTCTTTAGGTGTACCTGCATACATTTTGTCTGATTCAACAATGACCATCTTGTCTATATGCTCACCTAAAGTCTCTAAACGACCTTCTAGCATGTCAATTTCACCACCGAAGGTGACGGCATCAATAATCTGCAAGTTGTCCCCAATTTCCTTTATATTTAATCAGATACTCGTTCTCTAATAAAAGATTTTCGCGCCCGTGTCTCATAACTATTCCTAAAGCATTCTCATCTCTAAATTCGGGGAACATAACTGTGACTTTACCTGCTGCTGCACAATATTTAGGTGTCCACTGGTATTCCAACTGAACAACTTCTCTTTTGCTTTGAGGTAACGGAACACCAACCTCAAGTAAAGGTTTTCTTTCAAATATTCCCATAAAACTGCCATACCAAGTAGGGCATTGATTGATAGATACCGAACTATCAAAATCAAATATTTTGTCAAAGAATGAATCATCTTTAACCACAACAGAATCCTGTAGAATTAAAAACCTGTCAAAAGAAGTATTCTTAACCATCCAATCAATCTTGCCCAACTCATAAGTGAAATCAGACAAAACAATCACATCACGTTTAATAGATGCTAAACAATCAGCCAACCACATTTCACGACCAGGTGTGGTGCAAATAACTATCGGTGTCATACCCTTGTTTTAATCTCCGTTGAAGAAATGCCTTTAGTGTAAGGAATGTAAATCAAACTAATGTCCTGTTCGTCTAACCAATCCTGGGTGAACTGCATTTGTTTGTAATAATCCTTACGCGCCCAATCTGTTCCAATAGCCACAATATCTGGGGACACCGACAAAATAGACGGCTTTGAATCAGCACCACCAATGTTAGGGATAACCTCATCCACATATCGGCAAGCCTCAAGAACGGCTTTCCTATCCGAATAACCAACAATCGGTGCGTTCTTCTTATATTCGATGATGAATTCGTCAGTGTTCAATGAAACAACAACCTTGGTTGCCATCTCACTACATTTACGCAAAAAGTTAACATGACCTGCATGAAACAAATCAAATGTTCCACCTGTGTAAAGAATCATCCTAAATCCTTTTGCTTAGGCATATCACATGTTGCACACTTTGCTAAAAACTTTCCTTCAGCATGATTCTTGCGAATGTTCACATATAACTCACTGTTAATACAATCTTTCAAACTTGTGGTGTTCATATCACCAAGAATGTAATCACCATCATAATCAAGGCAACAAAGTGAAACTAAACCATTCCACAAAACTGTTACCGATGACCATAGACGATGGCAACGATAATGGGAATCATCTTCACCAACAGCCCAGTTATGCAACTCAATGTCGATACGTTTGGGGATACCAAGATTGATTAACCAATCAACAAATTCTTTTTCTTGTTCAGGTGTGCTCATGCCCGTGCGAATGTAATCAACACTCAAAATGTTTATGTGCTCAGGTTTATCTGCAACCAATTTCTCAATGTTTGCAAAGAACTTGTCAACGGGAATACCTGGACGTGTTTGAGCGAACTCACCTTTTGGTGAAAGTGAAAGATTCACGTCAGTGATACCTGCTTCACCCCACGCATCTAATCTTGCTTTAGTTAAAGGATGACCGTTAGTGTGAATGTAAATCTTTGAGAAACCTGATTGTCTTGCATGTTTAGCAAAATCTGCCAATCTTCTATCCATCAATGGTTCACCAAAGTTTCTAAGGTCAAGCATCTTGAAACCCATTTGTCCTGCTTCGGTGAGCATCGAATAAACCATGTCTTCATCCATAAAACCTTTTTCACGGGTCATAGTTGGATGAGGGCAAAATGTGCAAGCGAAGTTACAATGATTTGTTGATTCAAGTCTTAATAAAACTTTGTCAAAAGATTTCAGAACACCATCTGGGGTGTCTCGTTCATGATTCCAGGTTGGTGGATATTTGGCATCCACTTGTTCAAAGGTAAAGTCTTTACGTCTTGTTAATGCTGATTCGTGAATGAATACACTGTTTCCCATTTAATCCCAACCATTCTTAACTCTTGTTGTTAACGACCAATTACCTTCGGAGAAATCGTTTCGTTTTATCTTGTCCTGATAATAGTTCATGTTTGCTAAGAATGTTTCACCATTTCTTGCCTTAAATTTATCGGATGAACTAAGAGTACTGGAATTGTCGTGATTTACGGGGATGTCGGATTGATGCACTGGGATGTTGTGATGGGTAAGTCTTCTCTTGTAGTCATCATCCTCATAGTAGGCAGGATAGATTCCTTCATCAAATAGCCCAACTCGTTCGACAATGTTTGCACCAATACTAAAAGCACACCAAGGTGGCATGGCAGCGCTCAGAAGAATTCTGTCTCGTCTTGAATTATCATCAAACATTTTTAATGAACCTTCAGGAAACCAAGCATCATTATTAACAATTAGCCAATAGTTTGCGTAAGGTAAAGATTTGATTCCAAGATTCCAAGAACAAGGAACACCAAGATTCGTTGGCATCTGAAGATGGTGCAGATTTTCTATCTTAGGATTTTTGTTCCAATATTCCCATTCAGCATCTTTACCATTATCTATAACCAAAACATTTTCAACTGGATAATCAATGCTCGATAATAGTCGGTCAAGAAGGTCATGACGATTAAGAACTGGTACAACAAGAACTGGAATCATATTTTGGAATAAATATCATCCAATGTAGGTTTCCACATCGTCTCATAAACCAAATCAGTGTCATATTGTTTAGCGAACTCTTGAGATTTCTTACTTGGTTGACGTTTACGTTTATATGCTTCATTCAAAGCATCAACGATTTCACTAACGTTAGGTGTTGTAAACCAAGCCTTCATCGGTTGATTCCACCAAATCTGTCCACCAACTTTCCAACTATCAGGACCTGCTAATTCTGAACTCGCTGCACAATCGGTAACAATAACTGGAACAGAACATCGCTGCGCCTCTAGTGTAGGTATACCAAACCCTTCCCCAAGACTGGTTGCAAGCAACACATCCATAGCAGAATATAAACCAGCCAAAACTTTTTGTGGAATACCAGCACGGTAAGCGTATTGGTCAATCCATTTAATTTTGGTTTCAGGAATGTTTAGAGATTTAATTAAATCAAGAATGTTAATTCCTGCTGCACCAATGATGTCTGTGTGTAAGTAAAGAACAACATCGTCTTTGTCTTGAGCAAATATTGAGAAAGCCAAAAGGTTTTCTGGAAACGCTTTACGAGAAGGACTAGCACCTTTATTTGCAGCGTTCATACCAACAACGAAAGCATCTTCTTTAATTTTCAAATAATCACGGGTTTTCATTTCACCCGTCATAGTTGAAATTGTTTCAGTCCTGGTAAACACTGGGTCAACTGAATGAGGAATGTAATGAGACTTTATACCAAGATTTTCAAATTGTTTTTGACCAAACTTTGACATCGCAATAGGGGAAACGAAATCAAGTTTTGCCCAATCTGAAACAGGTGAAGGAACAGGGTTATGGTCAACAGGAATCCAAGAAGCAACAGGATACTGTCCCCACTGAGATTTATTAAATACCCAAACATCAAAAAGTGTTGCAACAAGCATTTTTGTATTAGGGTTAGCATTTTTCCAATGTGTTGCATGTGCTGACACAACATCGTTTGACCAAACATCGTTACCACGCGAATACAACGGAATTGTGTGTTTACCAGAATTCCATTGACTGTTTGCGCCTTCTAAACCATAGTTAGCAATTGATGCAACCTTGTAATTATCTTCTGCAAGTTTTCTTAACATGATTGCACTTTGGCAGCCGTAGCCCGTTTGAGCAAAAGGTGCATTGGAATACCAAATGATACTTCTATCTGATGACATGTTTCCCTAACGTTGTGGGTCTAAATTATTACAAGCCATCCTATACGCATCATGTGCAGAAATATCTTTTGCAACGCTGTCAATGTTTTCTAAAAGTTGTTTTGATGCAACAACCAAAACTGCTCGCGCAATTGCTTCAGGTGGAGGGGCATCCCAAATCATGTAAGCATGTTTAATCTCGGCGACTACTGCGCCATAAATTTCGTCTTTTAAGCCCATGGGTCTATCTTATCGAATCTTCCTGACTCTGCGCCCATTTTGGCTTTTTGTCGAACTGTTATTGATTCTTCAAGGCTCATAACGCCTTCGTTAAACACTGGATTCCAGCATTCGACTTGTCCGTCTTTGTCGCATGCGAAGATGGCTGTTTCCCACCAGTCT